GATTCTATCGCATCCGCAAAAATAAAATGCGCCCTATAGCTGGCGAAGCATACGATAGTTTTTCGCAAATCCATTGCGGAAAAATTACCATTGCAATTGAAGCGCCGAAAGGCCGGGATGTTTGGAATTTCAGTGTCAGCGCTGAAAAATAATCATTAGCAAGGATAGCGCCCTAGTAATAGGGCGTTTTTAATTATGAAAATTAGCATTAGGTCAGATATAGCAGACACACAAAATATTCCATTCGATACCGAAAATGGGACATCATGGTTAGATAACGAACATGTAATAGTCTGCGAGTTTTTAGAAACTACCGACGATGGTTGGGTGTGGGCAACATGTCCGGATTTGGGTATTGGTCAATTTTTGTCAATAGATTTAGACTTCATAGAGGAATAATATGATAGAATCGCAAGTTTTAGGCATAGATAATGGTGCAATGTTTCTCATTATCGTTTTTGGTTTAATTGGTCTTTATAGTATGGTGACAAAATGACAGTAGTCGGTTGGATTGAAATATATCAGGATGGCGAAATAGTTGCAGAATGTTCGCCCTATTATTCACTAGCAGAATGGATAGAACAAAATGAGTTTTAAGACAGTAAACCCAAAGATTAACGAACATTGCCAACAATCGGCAGACAATAATGCCGATATGGTGATGATGGTAGTGTTATCAATTCAGCAGCCATGGCATGCAGTAGGCGATCAAATGCGAGATTATAAAGCATTAGGCGCATCATCCCGGTTCGTATGGGGCAACAAGCGCAAAACTTTTGATTGGCTGCAGGAACATAAACAAGCGCTATATCGGGATGCAATGGACGCAAAAACAGACAGCGAATTGATGCAAGCATTTTTACAGGTTCCGGGCCTAGGATTAGCCAAGGCCGGTTTTTGTTGCCAACTATTCGCTGGCCGTGTTGGATGCATAGACGTTCACAATCTTAGGCGCTTAAATATAGCGCCGTCCGTTTTATGCCTGGACAAAAAATGCCAGCCAGAAACAAAGCGCAAAAAGATTGATGCATATGTCAGCGCTTGTAAATCCCGGCGCACTAGTTGGCTATGGGATAGCTGGTGCAAATTGATAGCTAAAAAGGATCCTAAGCGCTGGATTGATGCCAATCATGTTAGCGCTGTACATTTCGAGTATTTAGTCGATGCATAGGGATAATGACAATTGGCTAGATAGTTTTTTGAATTGGTTATTAGATATTTTTCTCAATTGACAGTACAGCCCGGTTTAATAGCCGGGTTTTTTTTGCCTATAAAATTTTTTGTATGGTGCGGAATTTTTAAGACGTTATTACCAGTGTAGCATTATAGGTGCTACATTGACACATCTATTTCCACTTTTTTACCTTATACCATAGTCTTAGAAGTCTATCACGACATTGGCACAGTCTTTGCAGACTAGCAAGAACTATGCCAACTCTTTGCCAACCCAAAACTGGCACGATCTTTGCATGGCTATCCAGACTGCGAAGATTAGCAAGAATCATGCCAGCTCTACGTAGATGCAAATAAGATACAAGATGCAAATGATTCGCATTCAGCCTAGCCTTAGACTAAAGTAGTATTGACTTTGTGCACTGCGATGTGCTATAATGAATCTAGGCTGGCCCTATATAGACACCGGGGAGGGGCTTTTTAGTCTTTATAATTTTCGTTGTACCTACTCAGACTTGCTAAAGGGCAAAATTAGCAAAAAAGACTAAAATTGCAACATTATTGCATCTTCATATTTCCTTTACAAGCCTTTGAAATTTAAAAGAAAAACAAATTTAAAGATTTTATTGACTTTTGATGTAAAAAATGCTTGACTTTTGCTGAATTCTATGTTATGATATAGGCATTGTGGAGAATCTGTTGCAGACCCTATGGAAAATGAACAACTACCAAAGAAAAGAGGCCGTGGTAGGCCAAGAAAGAACGAAATTGAAGCTAAGAAGGCTGGAAATAGAGGTGTACGAGGTAGACCTCCCGGCGATGCGGCTCGTATAAACGAATTTAAAGCTCGCTTGTTAGCTACATCGGGTGAATCTGTCATCAATAAAATTATTGACATTGCACAAAACGATGAACACCCCGGACAAATGGCGGCATTGAAAATGTGTATGGACAGAGTGTTGCCATTGTCTTATTTTGAAAAGGATAAAACTACTGGTGGTAAGAGTGCTGTCAGTATTACGATCACTGGAGTCAACGGCAATACAACAATTGTCGGCGGCGAAGAAAACAATGAAGATGTTATTGACGGAGAAGTTGTAGATGTTACCAGCCCATCTGATAGAACAGATTAAAGAAGACTTAATACGGCATGAAGGGTATGTAGCTGAAATCTATCTTGACTCTGAACATCTTCCTACGTTTGGTATAGGCCACTTAGTAGTGGAAACAGATCCAGAACACACTTGGCCTGTCGGCACACCTGTTACAGACGAAAGAATACTGAATGCTTTCCATGCTGATTGTAATGCCGCTTGCACTGATGCCAGTGCTTTGTTTTTAAACTTTAGCTCACATCCTGAAAATGTACAACGTGTGCTGGTAAATATGGCGTTTAACTTAGGACGCTCAAGATTAGGAAAGTTTAAGAATATGATTACTGCTGTCAACGAAGGCAATTACGAAAAAGCCGCCGACGAAATGGTAGATTCTAAATGGTATCGTCAGGTGAAGACACGTGGCGTTGAACTTGTCGAGATAATGCGTAACGCATGACAGATTTAAATGTTGAGTTGCTTCCTTGGCAACAAGACGTATTTAATGCCACAGAGCGATTTAAGGTGGTGGCCGCTGGCCGCCGATGTGGTAAGAGCCGATTAGCGGCTTGGATGCTTATTCTAAATGCCCTGCAACGAGAACGTGGACATGTATTCTATGTCGCTCCTACGCAGGGACAGGCTAGAGATATTATGTGGGGTGTGTTGATTGAACTTGCTCATAATATTATCTCAAGCTCTCATGTAAACAACATGCAAATTAAGCTCATCAATGGAGCTACAATTTCATTGAAAGGTGCTGACAGACCGGATACAATGCGTGGTGTATCCCTTAAATTCCTAGTTTTGGATGAATATGCGGATATGAAGCCACAGGTGTGGGAAGAAGTGTTACGTCCTGCCTTGGCTGACCAAAAGGGTGATTGTTTGTTTATTGGGACACCAAAAGGACGCAATCACTTTTACGAGCTATATAAGTATGCAGAACTCTCTGAAGATGTAACATACAAGGCTTGGCACTTCACATCCTATGACAATCCTTTGCTTGACCCTGAAGAGATTGATACAGCAAAGCAGAGTATGTCTTCTTATGCATTCAGACAAGAATTCATGGCTAGCTTTGAAGCACTTGGGTCTGAGATATTTAAAGAAGACTGGGTAAAGTTTGAGAATGATGAACCTGACCAAGGTGATTATTACATTGCTGTAGACTTAGCAGGTTTTGCAGACATTGCAAATGCTAAAACATCTAAAAGCAAACGACTTGACCAAACAGCTATTGCCATTGTCAAAGCCAATACAGATGGATGGTGGATTGCTGATATTATCTACGGGCGATGGGATATTAAAAAAACAGCAAAGAAGATATTTGAGGCTGTAGAAAATTACAAGCCAATTGCTGTAGGCATTGAGAAAGGAGCATTGAAGAATGCTGTCATTCCATATCTCACTGACTTAATGAAGAGTAAACAGCGTTTCTTTCGTGTTGAAGAGCTAACGCATGGTAATAAGAAAAAGACTGATAGGATTGTGTGGGCTTTACAAGGCCGCTTTGAACACGGTCAAATCCAACTATCAGAAGGAGAGTGGAACACTGAATTTATGGATCAGTTGTTTCAATTTCCCAATCCACTTGTCCATGATGACTTGGTGGATGCATTAGCGTACATAGATCAGCTTGCGAAGGTGAGCTACTACTACGACTACGAAGAAGACGACTACGAAATCCTAGATGCAACCGCAGGATATTAAAATGCAAGACGACTACAAAGGACTATACGATACTGACACTGCCGGGTGGATCATGGCAAAATGTGACCAATGGCGTGACCACTACGAATCCAACTACGCTGAGAAGTTTGAAGAATACTATCGTCTCTGGCGTGGTATCTGGGATCCATCAGACTCCTTACGCAACTCAGAGCGTTCACGAATTATTTCTCCTGCATTACAACAAGCGGTTGAAAGCAGTGTTGCAGAAGTAGAAGAGGCTACGTTTGGCCGTGGTAAGTTTTTTGACATTCGTGATGACATCCAAGATCAAAACAAGAACGACATTGTTGTTTTACGCAGACAACTAGACGAAGACTTTAAGATTACAAAAATCCGTAAGGCTGTCTCAGAAGCTCTCATCAACTCTGCTGTATTCGGCACTGGTATTGCTGAACTAGTCATTGAAGAAAAACAAGAAATGGCTCCTGCTACCCGTCCTATTATGGAAGGTGCGGCAGAAGCTGTTGGTGTTGAGATGCGTGACCGTTTTGTTGTTA